CGCCTTGAACGTCCCCGGGCCGATAGACAGCGGGACGTTGGCCGCTATCGCCGCCGCGATAATATTGGCGAACCCGGCGGTACTGTCTGAGACCCCGGTTGGATCAATGCCGGGGTATCCAACGGTCGAGATAGCGCTCGACACGGCGCGAGTGACAAACTGTGTCGTCGCGAGCTGCGTTGTGCTTGTTCCCACCGACGCTGTTGGCCCGGCTGGAACCCCGGTGAACGTCGGGGAGTTGAGCGCCGCCCGCGTCGTGTCCGTCGGGTGGACATGGTCCGCGCGCGCGAACTTCAGAGACGTGCCGATCGCCGCGGCACCAGCCATGATCGGGAGCGTCGCCCCCGCCTGCCCCACATAATACGCGGTCGTCGCCAGCTGCGTCGTGTTCGTGTCCGCCGCCGCCGTCGGCCCCCTCGGTACCCCGGTGAACGTCGGCGACGCGAGCGGAGCCCACGAGGAGCTGATTACGGTGTCCGCCAGAGTCACCACATGCGTGGTCGAGTTGATCGTTCCGACATTCACGCAGTTGAACGACGTGTCATAGACGCAGAGTGTGCGTGGATTAGACCCGGTCTTGAGGCCCCAGTTGACGATCGTCTGCGCGCTGGCGGAGACCGCCAGCAAGAGCGAGAAGATTACCGAGATGGGTAAGGCACGCTTCAGCATGGGTCCCTCTATCGAGTGAGCTGCATCGCGGAGTAGTAGAGTGTCTGCGTCTGCGCGGCGGTGTAGTCGAGCGTTGTCTGGACGAGGTTCGAAAGTGCGTCGCCATAATATGTGATGCCCCCGGTCCACGCAATGTTCGCGGGATCAGTAACATCCGCCGGGATCACTGCGGCGATGGTGGCGAGAACTCCATCCACATTGAGCTGTCGCTTGAGCTGCTCGGTGAACAGCGTCGGCGCGTCCGGATCGTTGGCGGAGATGGCGGGCATCGCACGCTCTTGCGAGAACGCATCGATGTAGAGCGCCAACATCTGCGCGTTGGAATACCCCAGCGTGCTCTGGATGAACAAGGACAGGCTGTCGCCATACGCGGATGCGACCCCGCCCCAGACAACCCGGACGTCCGGATCCGGAGCTCCTGGGATGACAACCTGCACGCCTTCGATCTGGGCCAGGAAGTTCAGCTGCTGCTTCAGCTGCACGATGTAGACTTCCGGCGCCGCGGTATCGAGGGTGGCCGGAGGAAGCGCGCCAGGGAGCGCGGCCGCGGAAGTGTAGAGCGCGATCGTCTGCGCCGTGGACCAGCTCAGGGAGCTCTGGATGAACCTCGCCAGATTGTCCTGCTTGTGGGTGACCTGACCATTCCAGATGATGTTGGTCTCGGCGTAAGGGCTCGCCGGGATGAGCGCATCGATCGTCCAGAGCAGGCCGCTCTCGTTGAGACGCCGCTTCAGCTGGATAACCGTGATCTCCGAGGTATCCGCGACCGTGGAACCGCCCGGAGCCACATTGACCGCACCTCCACCCAGCGAGAACTTCCGCGCGGCCCATCCTTGCGGGAACATCCATCCCTGCCCGCGGAAACGATACCGGCGGAGCATCTCGACGCGGGCTTGATTCGCCCCGGAGTTGAACGCCGCCGTATGGATGCGCGCGTTCGCGGGCGAGCTGTATGGCTTGGCGATCTGGGACATCATCCGCCCCAGGATCCCGTCCAGGATCAGGCTATGGTACTTCGACCAGAACCACGTCGGCACCGTGACCGGGAAATCATCGTCCGGCATGATCGAGAAATTGGCGTAGAACGTCTTCGCGACACTCGGCGCGGTCCGGAACTGGATCACGTTCGGGTAGTTCATGAACACGTCCCACGGACGCGCTACGGCCGGGTCCAGATCGTCGACAACATTCATCAACCGAATGGGGTCGCCCTGGACCGTGTAGATCTCGTAGGAGTACTGCCCCGCGACAGACTGGAACGCGACCTGCTCGACCCAGGCATTCGTCTTATCGCAGAGATCGTCCAGCACCCGGGACAGCTCAAGCTGGATAACGCCGTCGAGTGCCCCGGGAAGACGGAGGCGGGCCAGATCCAGTATGGCGTTATAGTCGGATGCCATTGGCTCTGCCTTCCTCCATCAAACCAGCTGGAGAAGCTGCGAGGTGAACTTGTTCAGAAACGCCGCGGATCGCGCGTCCTGCGTATTGTCTTCATCCCTCAACTGCGCATGCCCGCAGATGTAGTAGACCACCGCCATTCGATATTGGTAGTCCACAGGCACGGTCACGTCTTGCCCCGGGGCGGCGTTCGCCGCTGTAAAATCCGGGACAGTCGCGCCGGTCAGATAATCCAGGAGAATGTCCGGGCGGAGCTTCCTGATCTCGAGCAACGCGAAGTTCAGAGCGTTGACGAGCGTCGTGGTCGTGTATCGGTAGGGAGAGTCGACCGTGTCCTGGAGCAGGTCCCGAGAGGCCGTGATGTAGTCTTCGACTGTGTCGAGAGCCATCACGGCCTCCAGTTAGCTCAGGTTCCCACCAAGTGCCTTACCTTAGTGGGTAACAACCGCCTGCGCAATGGCGCTGCCGTCGATCACCTTGTAGCCGTAGACCTGCAGGCCGCGCAGGATCTGGCCGAAGGTGAACTCCGACCGGAGCGTCTCGACTTTCGAGACCTGCGAGGCGAAGGTCAGACCATGGGCGTGGCCGGCGTAGATCACGTTCTCGCCGGCGGAGAGACCACCCGCGACACCCGCAGGAAGCAGGTTGCTGCCGTAGATCGTGAACCGGTCGATCATGCCGAGGCGCCCGTTCCGGAGGATGCTCATCGCATCGCCGGACAGGTAGACCTGACGGAGCTCGGACATCTTGACCATCGTCGCAGCCCAGGTGGGGAGAACCACCCAGCGCCCCGTCTCCGGGATGTTCTGCTCGTCGAGCGTCTGGCCGAGGCGCAGGAGCAGATCGATGATTTCGACCTGACCGGCGGCCGGGGAACGCGCCACGACCGTGAGCGGCGTGCCGGTGACCCCGAGGTTGATCGCCGCGGAGACGCGACCAGCCGTGAGGCCGCGATTGTAAGTCGCGGTGGCGCCGTTGACCATCCCGAGCAACACCGCGGTGTCGATCTTGATCTTCATCTGCTCGCCGGCATCGTCCGCCCAGATGGACATCATGTTGAGGTCCGACTGAACTTCCATCACGTCGTCGAGGATGGTGTTGAAGTATTTGCCCTGATCGATCAGGAGCGTGGTCGTGCTGGCCGTCGGCCGCTCCAGATTGAGGCCACCATCGGCACGATAGTCGTTGATGGTGATCGTCGGCTTGGTGCGGATGTTGACCTTGTCGCCCTGGTTCTTGATCTCGCCTTCGTAGTCCGTGTTGCTGATCGCGGCGAGGACGGTCGAGGCGTAGAACTTCTCGACGAGCTTGCCGGACCAGATCTCGGGGATGAAGGTTCCCGAGTAGGCGGGAGAAGGCGTGGTCGCGCCGGCGGGATAGATGGACGGCGTCGTGACGCCGGTTGAAACGGGATATGCCATTGTGGAGCCCCATCAGAAGGAGTGAGAATTACCGGATGCGACCTTCTCTTTCCGCCGCGAAGATTCGCTGCTCGAAAGCATCGCCATCTTTCGCCTCCTGCCCGACCCATTTCCCGTGCGCTATGGCTTGGGATTTGACGGCATAGAACTTCGAGATCTGATCGCGCGTGAAGTACGGCTTCTCCGGGGGGGCTCCAGCCGCCGCGGTCCTGGCTCTGCCTGGCGCCGCGAAGGTCTCGAGCGGGGTCTTGCGCTGTAGCGCCCCAGGTTGGGGGGCCGACGCAGGTCCCGGCTGTTGGCCGGCGGGAGCGAGGGCAGCCTCTTCAGAGAGGAAGCCTTTGAAGAAGGCCGCGACACGGAACGCGTCGTTCCGGTTGTAGGCCCCCAGCAACATGTTTTTCCGTATAGCACCGCTGTAAGGATCTGGCAACTCCAGCCAGCGGTTGAAACTTTCGTCGGTGTTCATGTCCTGCCAGTCCGGGATTTCCGTCGACAGGTTCTGGAACATCCGCTCCCGGGCGGTCATCTGGACCTGGTTACCGACGCCGGTAAGCCGGGCCTGCAGCTGCTCGTTCTGCGCACGCAGCTCCGCCAGCTCTTCCGCGATCTCTTCGCGGGCGCGTCGCCCGACGACGTCGAGGAAGCCATCGCCGTACTCCGTGACCTCTTCATCGGTCACGAGGCGCTTGCGCTCGCCGGAACTCTGCCGGGTCTGGGACTGTTGCGGGGGAGGGGCCGCCTGCAGCGTGGCGACGACGTTCTCCAGGTTCTGGATCTGGCGAGTCAGCGCCTGGACCCGCTTCTCGGCGCTGTCGTAACGCCCCTTCATCGAGTTGTATTTGTGCTCCCAGCTCTCGGTCGGCGGAGCGGGGGGCTCCTTGGCCGGCTCTTGCGCTGGGGGAGCCTCCACTGGAGCGGATGTGTCTCCGAGGGGAAGTTCGATCTGGGCTTCCTGCGAGGCTTCGGGTTTCCCGGAAGTGTCCTCTTGCGCCGTGTAGAACTCGTTCGCCCGGGCTGCCGCGGCCAGAACGGCGGCGGGAACGCGGACATTCGTGTCCACGGGGACTTGCTGTTGCATGTTTACTCCTGGGGTTGACCTTCAACAGGGGCGGAAGGTTTCGCCGCTTCAGCTTCTGCAGCCTTCACCGCGGCTTCGCCAGTTTGCTTGAACGCGAGGAAAATATCCGCGATATCGGCGGCGGGCATGCGCCCGAGCGCCCCGAGGACCTTATTTGCCAGCTCGAGCGTCATTTCCAGCTTCAGTATCATAACCTCGCCTTTATCTTGATTTCAGCAGGGCGCCGGGCTTCGTCGGAAAATCGCAAGCGGGTCATAGTTCAATGGCGGCGGCTGCAAACAGCTTGTCCACGTCCTCGATCGAAAGCTCCTAGCCGACCTTCCAGTTTGTGCCGTCAGAATAAACGGGTGTGAAGGCCGCCCCACCATTCGCGACAGTACTGCCGAACACGGGGACAAGAGCATCAGTCACGAAAGCGCGCGCGCCAGCGCCGGAACCGGACGCGGATGGAAGCGTTCCGACTGTGTACGATTGCATTCGCACCGGGCCGGCGACGTGAAGCGTTGTGCTTGGGCTCGACGTCCCGATGCCAACATTGCCACCGCCACCTTGCAGAATCAGATTACGATATGCGGTTCCGGGCTTGATCGCCTGAACCCAGCTATAATCGCCGGTATGCACTCCGAACATAAGCTGATCGTCTGTGATGGCGCCGGTGCCGAGCGTGAGAGCGAGCGCGCTACCGCCGCTCGCTGGCGCTGCCGTATCCTTGGAGATATCGACAATCGTGACCTTCGCCGCCATAGTCGGCGAATCCGACATGAACGTCTTCAACTGCGCGGCTGTCGTCTTTACAGGCCCTACGCCTGCCGTCTCAACGGAAGGAAACAAGTTGCCCGCGACAACCGCGGACCCGGCCGACAGGTTGGATATCTTTGTGTTCGCCATTTCAGGCCTCTAGCAACAGGAACGAAGACCCGTCTTCCATCATCAGAAAAGATCCACCATCCTCCAGCAGGATATCTCCCGATCCGGGGCCGAACTCTTCCCCACCGAAGAACGCGCTCATGATCGAGAAAACCAGCCCGAACATGGATCACTCCTAATAGAGCCCGATGATGTTTGTCGCCGTCGTGCTCGTTGAACGGATCTGCTTGCAGACATAGGGGTAATATCCGCCAGAGACGCAATTTTTCAATATCACAACGACGTCGTCGATGCTCTTGATCGCGACATCGCCAGCAACACCCACATGAAATCCGCGAACTCTTTTCGCGAGATCCGAATCAGCCGGCGTGATGGCGACGTAGCCCATGACCGGGCCGTTCGTGTACGGACCTTCGTCGAACAAACCCGACATGGACAGCTCCTGTTACCCGGACAGGTAAGGAGGGCCGAAGCCCCCCGAAAACCGACCTGCTCACGACGCGGTCTTGAGGACCGAGTCGAGCGTGTAAGCCTCGGCGCCGGACGTCACATTGGTGACGCGAACCCGCCAGACCTGGCCAGTCGCGGTCGCCATGGTGGCGGTGCCGGTGAGCGTGCAGCCCGAGCCCGCGGTCATGGTGATCGTGTTCGAGCCGGCGTTGGTGCAGAACATCAGGAAGGTCTGACCGACCTGACAGTTCGGGATGGCTGCCACCAGGAGCACCGCCGTCGGCGTGGTGCACGCCTCGGCGGTGGCGCCGGTCCAGATGATGTGGGAGTTGATGATCTCCGCCGCGGTCATCGTGCGCGTCGCCGCCTGGGTGTATGCGGTGCGGACGCCGATCGGGGCGCCCATCAGAACCTGAGACATGTCGTCGGTGAAATTCACGGCCATGATATTTACCCCTTCTGGTCAACCCGAGAGTTCGAGAGATTACGCGCTCACAACGCCCAGCTGCGCGGAGATCCATGTGGCCGCGGCCACGCAGAAATATTCACACCGCTTGGCGTTGGCGAGCGCCACACCTGTCGCGCCAGCGGTGCCGTCGATCGTGTCGGAGCCGTTGGCGTAGACCTTGATGGCGTTCGCGCCGGCGTTGTAGACCACGTAGCGCGCGCCAACCACCGCCGCCGGAAGCACCGCGCCGGTGGACGCCGCCGCCGTTGTGAACTGGGTGGTGTTCTTGGTAATCGAATAAGCGTCGGCGCGGGTCGTGCCCGCGGCCGTCTTGGCGGCGTCGATGCTGGTGTTGATGAAGCCCGCGCCGGTGATGGTGCTGGTCGCGACCACGGTCGTCGCGGTGGCGGCCCCGAGCGCGGCGGCGGCCGCGGAGATCCAGACGCCGTCCGACAGACAGAAGAACGTCATGTTGGTTGCGGCGGGGAGCGAGACACCCGTGGCACCCGCGGTGCCGTCGATGGTGTCGGATCCGGCGCCATAAACGGTCAGCGTGTTCGCGCCGGCGTTCCAGATCCTGCGAAACCGACCGGCGAGCGCGGCGGTGAGGACCACACCGGTCGAAGCCGCGACCGTGGTGAACCTGAGATTCGCCGTGGTCATCGCGTAGGCGTCCGTGCGGGACGATCCCGTGGCGGTCTTCGTGTTCTCATTGGTCATCATCGAGTTGATGACCAAGTTCACGTCCTGGCCGTCGAGGTTGGAGCGAAGAAAAGCCATGGCTGGTCCCCTAGCGAGTTGGAGGGTTATTACGCGATTTCACGAGAATGTCCAGCAGGGCGGTCACGCCCTGCGCCCGTCCCTGCATGCGGACGACCTCGGGAAGCTCGGCGCGCGCCAGGAGTTCCACTTGCGCATCACGATACTTCACCAACGCTTGAATGAATCGATCCCACTCTTCCGGGGCTCTGCCCGTGAGTTCCTTCGCCGCGATCTGTAACGAAGGCGAATCACTCACCGGAACAGCCCTCCCTTTACGGTCGGGACTGGCGCCGCCGATATAGTCGGCAGCTTCGGATTGTCCTGGATGCCGCGGCCCGTCGCGTCGAGAGGCGTCGCTTTCGCGTAGGCGTTCATCGATCGTTTCGAGGGGTCTCCTCCAACGATCGACGCCAACGCCTGCCGGTGCGGCAGCATCTCCATCGCCACTTGTTTGTGGGGACGAGCCAATGCGATCTCCGGATCAGTTCTTGCCGGTCTGGCCGGCGGGCATCGTCGACGCGCTCTGCTTGCCGAACATGTGGCCCTTGCCACCAACGGCGAACTTCCCGCCATCACCCTTGGTCTGGTGACCGGTGCAGCCCGCTTCCTGTGGGCCCGCGGACTGGCGCGGAAACATATGGCCCGAGCCACCCTTGGCCCAGTTGCCGGCGCCCGACGACACGACTTTCCCCTTGGCGTAGCTCATGATCAATCTCCTGTGATCCGCCGGATTACCCGCTCGGGTAAATCAGCACTTCCCCTTTTTGCCCTTGACCATGCCACCCTTCTTGAACGCGGGGGCCATGCCACCCTCGTCACCGTCGGGCTCCATCATCGCCTTGCCACGCATGGGCTTGCCTTTCGGGGGCATCTTCTTGGCTGGCTTCTTCATGAGAGACTCCTAGGGTCCGCCCCGGATGCCCGGGGTTTTCTGCTGCGAGTTCTGGCGGGGCCCCATGTCTCCGTTCACCGGAGACGACTGCTGCCCGCCCTGCGCCTGAGCGCCGGCCTGCTGCATTTGCGCAGCCTGCGCCTGTTTTGTCAACGCCTCGAGCTCCGCGTCGGACGGGACGATCTCCTCGCCCGGGAGCCCGAGTGTCTGCGATATCGCCCGGAGGAGCACTCCGCGGCCCTTCACGCCGACGATCTGCGAATCGATCGGGTTCGCCGTCGTCTGCAGGAACTCGAGTTGTCTCGACCTCTGGGTCTCGCGCTGGATCGTCACATTGACGCCCATCACGCGGATCTGCTCCTCGCCGGTGAGCATGCCCGACTCGTCGGTCAGCATGATCATGTCGAAGAGCCCGGACAACGCCGGATCCAGAACGTCACGGTCGATGTTCGCCGCCACCGTCTGCAGGATCTTCGACGCGTTGCCCATCAGCATTGCAAGGCCAGACGCGGTCCGACCCGCTCCCCCACCAGCGGAATTGCCATTGACAAACCGTGGGATGGCGGAAATTTCGTCCGCAATCTGACTGAACTTCTCGTAGACCCCGAGCAGCTCCTGGGCATTGGATTGGGGCTGGAAGAAGTCGATTGGCTTCGCCGCGCTCGACGACCCCATGGGGTCGCTTGTCACATGCCAGCGCTTCCATGGGTACAGCTCCTCGCCGTCCTCGTCCGGGGTCAGTCTGTCGTCATTGACCACGACCTGCGGGCCCGAGGAGATCGAAAGGTTGTTGACCAGCGAACGCAGGGCGGCGTTCGCCACTTCCTGGATGTCGTGAAGGATATCCGGCAACCCGTTCCCGACGGGCGTCCCCGGCACTTTCTCGAAGCTCGTGATGTAGTAGGGGTGCCGCTTTCTGGGCGACGGCGACAGCTGCACCTTGATGATCCACCGGTCGATCATCCACGCCTGGACGAAGTAGTCCCGCAACTCGTCCGGGACCTCTTCCTCCGTGAAGCCATGCTCCAGAAGGATGCGCCCCTGCACGTTCCCATGGAACTCGAGGCACGAGATCAGCCCGCTCTGGTTGTATTGCGGGTTCTCCCGGTTCTCCTGATTCGCCCGCTCGGCGTCGGTCATGTCCCAGTTGTCGTTGAGCCCGCCGCGGCCATACAGGTCCAGGATCTCGCGTATCGCGTCGACATTGTATCCCGGCAGGTCCAGCAGGTCGTTCAGGTCGGAGCGCGACACTCGCGTGCGCTCGATGACAGCCGCGTCATCGATGTCCGAGGCGCCTGACGTCCACCACAGGTCGAACGGCGAGATGCGCGTCCAGAACAAACGTGGCTTGTTGACGATGGTCGCCTTGCCCTGGCTCCAGTCGACGGTCGGCACGATCCTGACAACCGGCCCCTTTATGCACGCGAACGGGAACAGCGGCAGGTCGATGATGAACTCCGCCAGCGCTTTGTAGAACCCGCCTTGCGTGAGGATCTCGTCGACCTTGTCCTCGGCGATATCCGCCTGCTTCGACGCCCTCTTCTTCGCCGCGGTGCGGGCGGCGTCCATGAGCTGCATCACCCTGTCGCGCATCGCGGCCGCGTCGGGCGACTGGCCCGCCTGCGCCAGTGTCTGCGACTCGACGGACACGAGCTGCGAAACGGACTGCACGACTTCCGGCGGCAGGTCCGGATCGTTCGCCGGACGCAGCGCCCACGGGCGCTCCCCGGACAGGTAGACGTCGCGGAGGAGCGCGCTGGCGCCCCGGCATTTCATGGCGATGATGCGGGCGTAGACCTGCGATCCGCCGAATTTCTGGATGTCCGCGAGCTGGGTGGGGTCGTAAGTCCCGTTGAACACGCGGAGCGCGTCCAGCAGCCGGTTCGACCACCCGCCAACGGCGCGGTCCCGGTGCATCTTGAACGTCTGCCACTGCGTGCGGATATACCCCGACAGCCCCGTGTCGATCTGTGTATTGTCCGCGGGCGCGTTCGCCGCGGCTCGCGCCTGGTCCTGGGCATCGAGCTCGGCGGGGGATATGACCCGCAGGAGCGCGCGGTTTGGCGATGTCTGCAAGGAGCCCACCTTTACTGTGCCACCGGCATAGACTATCCTCGATCTGAACGCAACAGGACTCCCATGTCAACAGACGTCGCCACCCGTCCCGCGGCGGAGAAGTATCTACGCATCGCGAGGGAGATCGCCATCAACATCATGCCCCTCGAGGCGATCCTCGAGTCCCAGGGCGTGTCGCTCCGGGAGTGGGAGGAGGCGCAACGCAGTCCTCGCCTCCGGGAGTTCCTCTCCGAAGAGATCGCCCTGTGGCACGGCTCCCCGAACACGCAGGAGCGGGTCAAGCTGAAGGCGGCCGCGGCGATCGAGGAGTGGATGCCCACGCTCTTCACGCGCGTCAACAACAGGAACGAATCACTCGCCGCGGTTGTCGAGGGCGGCAAGTTCCTCGCGCGCCTGGCGGGCATGGGCGAGAAGACGACGGCGGCCGAAACAGGCGAGCGCTTCCAGCTGACGATCAATATCGGCAAGGATGACACGACGAAGATCACAACCATTACCCAGTCGGGTAAACCGGTGGAGGACGACGAGTGAACGTCGAGTACACAGCTCCACCCACTGTCTCGTCGTTCATGAACAGCGAAGCCAGGACCCGGTTTATCCTGGGACCCGTCGGCTCCGGCAAGAGCACCGGCTGCATGATGGAGATCATGCGACGCATGCTGCAGCAGTCCCCCGGACCGGACGGCATCCGCAGGACAAGATTCGTCATCGTCCGGCAGACATTGGGGCAGATCAAAGCGACGGCGCTGAAGGAGTTCGACACCTGGGTATCCCCCATCGCGCACTACAAGGTCAGCGAGAACGTCATTCACTTCAACTTCAACGACGTGAAGAGCGAGATCCATCTGATCCCGCTGGATGACGAAGACGACCAGCGACGACTGCTGTCGATGCAGATCACGGGCGCCTGGGTGAATGAGTTCCCCGAGATCGACCCGGGTATTTTCCCATCTCTCGCCGGCCGCTGCGGGCGATACCCCTCCGCGGCCGAAGGTGGTTGCGACTGGCATGGCGTCATCGCCGACGGCAACTTCCCCACCGAGGGCAGCGAGTGGCACAAGCTGTTCGAAATCACGCAGCCGCCCAACTGGCAGGTCTTCAAGCAACCGGGCGGGCTCTCTGATAATGCCGAGAACCTGAACTGGCTGCTGCAGTCGAAGGAGACGCTGGCGCTCCCGCTCAACGCCCCGGAGCGCATCGCGAAGGGCAGGCAGTATTATCTCGACCTGCTCGGCGAACACTCGGACGACTGGGTACGCAGATATGTGCATGCGGAGTATGGCAACGACCCGTCGGGCAGCGCCGTCTTCCGGGAGAGCTTCAAGTCTTCGTTCCACGTCGTCGACGAGCTCGAGCCCGCCCCCGGGCACCCGCTGATCATCGGGCAGGACTTCGGTCGCGACCCCTGCTCAGTCATCTGCCAGATGGATCACCGCGGACGCTTTCTCCTGCTGGAAGAAGTGATGGCGGAGGATATCGGTCTGGAGCTGCACCTGTCGCGCGGGCTCCGCCCGGCGCTGCAGAACGCCCGGTATCTGGGCAGGACGATGATCCTCATTGGCGATCCCGCTGGTGTTCAGCGTTCGACCACTTATGAGGAAACTTCTTTCGACGTCCTGAAGCGGGCGGGCTTCATGGCCTACCCGGCACCCACCAACAAGATTGACGCGCGCCTGGGGGCGGTCGAGAAGTTCCTCCTGCAGCAACGGGATGGCGGCCCGTGTTTCGTCGTCGACCGACGCAGGTGCCCGAACATCGTCCGGGCGATGAACGGTGAGTATCGCTTCGTCCGGCAGAAGTCGGGGCTGCTCAAGCCCGTCCCGGAGAAGGGGCGCGCATCGCATATCATGGACGCCGTGCAATACGCCGCGCTCGCCGCGGACTCGGGCGCCGTGGGCATGGCGATGTCCAGGATCGGGCGAGACCGGGGGCGCGCATCGCGCCGGCCGGAGGGGCGGGCGTTCAGCTCGCGTGCGTGGACCTGACGCGCTTCGGAGCGGGCACCCACGCGATCTGGTGATGGTGCTCGCAGTAGTATTTCGTCTGACGCATTGGCGGGGTGAGCGTCGGCATCCCGCAGTACCGGAACTCCGGCGTCCGCGGATCGCCGAGGGGCCAGTGGCACTTCCCCATACTTAGCTCGTGGATGGTGATCGCCGAGGTGGGCACCGGGGGCTCCGGCCGGAGCGCGATATCCGGAGCGTTTGACTTCAGATGCTTCGGGATGAGCAGGGTCTTCGGGCGGCCGGGGAGGCGGGGCGGTCTGGCGGGGTCGGCGCGCGTCGGGCGCTTCCACGCATCATCCGTCTTCGCATTCTTCAGTTTGACCCCGAGCCGCAGCAGCTTGCTCAACACCATGTTTCGCGTGAACCGGAACCCGAACTCTTTCGCCAGGATCCTGGCGATCTCCGCCGCGGACTGCCCTGTCGGAGTGAGTTCGCGCAGCTTCGCTGTCTGATCATCAGTCCACATTGCGCACTCCCGCCTGGATGGACGTTTCTAGCACATTGTTTCAACTGTGTCAATTGTTACAAATCACTTTTTATCTTTCAGAACTTTTTCGAGGGGGATCTCCGTCAGAGTCGGATCGAGGCGGCGCTTGTCGCGCAGCCACGCTTTGAGCGTGTGTGCACCGCAGCCGCGCAGCGCTGCCGCCTCCTTGGTCGTAAGCGCACGGCCCTCATGGATAATTTTCGTCAGGGTATGGCTCGGGGGCGCCGTCCTGGGTCTCGACGTCCGATACTTCCGCTTGTTGAGGTTCTGCTCTTGCGCGGTTGCCCACCGCATGTTCCCGGGTTCGTAGGGACCGTCGTTGTCGACGCGATCGAGGGTGGTATCCGGCGACCTCGGCAACGCCTCGATATCCTGAACATATGCTTCGAAGTCTCTCCACCGATCGCAGACCGTGATCCCGCGCGCGCCGTAGTCCCGGAACTTCGGATGTGTCGAGAGTGCGCATCGATCCCGCATGGACGACCACCGACTGTAGAGGGGGTGTTTTGTATGGTTGAATGTGAAGCCGTGTCGTAGCTGGCCTTTGATGCCTGGCATGGTGTGCTCCATTAAGCCGATATACTATAAAGGGGGGTCTAGCTTTTGTCAACTGGTATGTATGACCTAGCTGAACAAGAGCGGGGGGTCCCCCCACCCCCCTTGGCCATTACCCCCCCCGGTAAGCCCGATTTCCCCAATTTCAAGGGCAGGAAGGGCCCCCCCTTCCGGTTACCGAGGTCCCCCACAGGGGATAAGCTCAATCGACGACGTTACCCGCCAGGGTAATGTGCGGTCTCGGTAGTCGCGATCCTGGACCTATCGCGTGCCCTGTGTGAAGGGCGGCGGCCGCTGGGCCGAGCCATATCAAATCCAGCCGAGCAACTCTCGCCCCATGGTATGCACGCGGTCACTGCCACGGGAAACGCACAAAGGCGTAGCGATGAAAGTTGACGGGCGACTAACGAAACGCGACGGGTTCCGCCGTTGCACGTTAGAAGGGCCGAGTTCCCGATACAGATCTTTTGGTTGGGCTAAGGGCAAACAAACCATTTTTGACGCACTCGCGCCAACCCTGTGAAGGTTGGCGCGAGTCGCGTTGTTTGACAATTTACCTAGGAGGTAATTCCCATGAACCGTTCCCTTGCCGCGAAACACGCGCTGGCCAAGCTTCAGAACATCGAAGCGGCCAACCTTGAAAACTCCAAACCGTTCTACTCCAACCCTGATCGTCACGCGCTGGCGGAGATCGCGGCGGCCTACACTGGCCACGTCCGCAAGGCGAACAAGCCGCGCGATCTGCGCGTCGCCAAGTTCGCGCCTTATCGTTCCTCGTCCACATTGGCGCAACGTTGTGCCACACCCGCCGGACAATTCATTCTGATCCGGAGCCGCTAACATGCTCGAACAAGTCATACTCGCGGCCGTCACGGTCGCGGCTTTCGCGTGGCCAGTGAGGCACCGCGCGCCCCTGTTCACCTGTCGCAAGGTCGGCGGCATCCGATTCTGGACGGTCGGCACGCGCCTCGGAGGCTCGTTTTACCTCCGGTCCCATAATCCATTAAACCGGAACCGGTAATCCATTTTTACCGGATTAAGTAATCCATTAATGCGGGATTATGTAATTCATTTTTAATGGATTACGCTCGCGGGATTAATGGATTAGGCTCGGAGGCCCGAAAATCGGCACGCGAGGGCCGATTTTCATTAATCCATTCGAGCCGATTTTGCAGGATGCACGCCAGGATTTTCTCCTGTCTTTTCATATAAATAATAATAAAATAAATAATAACACATTACCCATTTCAGCGAACGGATGGGATTTTTTGAAAATTTGGTGAGCGCAATATCAATATAATGTGGCAATCGTAACAATCCGGGCTAATACATTAAACCAAATTTCCAGATTTTTGCCGCCCCTGCTTCCCGAACGCTACTGTGTTGTATTATTTTTTCTCGCCCAACCCATTGAAATCCCAACCATATTTTCCCACATAACTAATTGGTTTTCCATTTTAATGCATAATGCTTAAAGGGAGCCTCATGCCCACCCAAACCCCCACATATCACGGCTCGTTGCGGGCCGCCCACGAAACCGCCATGTCCGATCTCCGGCATGCGCTCATAACCCGCCGGCGTGCCGCCGTGTTGGATCTGCGCCACACACTGAAAAGGCTCAAGCGTCAGCCTCGCCTTCAGACGCTTGCGAGGATGGTTCACTCCAACGACATGAACGCTCTGGCCAATGCCGCCATGGCGAACGCTAGCGCGCTTCATGCGGCTTTCGTGCGTGAGCGGAACCAGACAACCTGCCCATGGCCGCGCCAACCCGACGAGCCAACCCCTACCCGACACTGGCCAGACTACACGCCACTAGAGCCCCGCGCCCGCCATCAGGCTCAAGAGCGTGCGGCTTCACAAATCGACCTGCGCCCGCGCACATACGTCACGGCGTCAGTGATCGAACGAAAATTACCTGAGGGGTAAAGGAGAGAGCAATGCGTCGTATCAATCACGCCCTGCGAAAGCATCAGCCCGCCGCGCGACCTGTCGGGCGTCGCCTCGCGATCTACGAGATCGATCAACAGCGGCGTGCCGCCGCGCTCTGGTTCCGGATATTCTATCCAGGCTTTAAGGCCGGCGCTGCCACCCGCATCTAGTTTACCCCCGCCGGTAAATCCCGGCATCACTACGTAGGAAAAGCACAATGGCCAGCCTCAAGCATAACCCCAACATCAACGACACCCGCGAACACGACTTCATGCTCGCCGTCGGCGCGCTCGGCCGCGCCGAGGGGCTCGGGCAAGACTCCCGCCCCTCGCTAGCCCTGCGCTGCGTCGAGGCGGCCGCCGAGGGCTACATCGTGCCCGACGACGCCGCGTCGATCTGGGGGAAGTTCCAATCCGAGCGCCAGAGCAAGATTAACCCGGACCTCGCGTGGGATGTCGCGCCGAGCGAGAACGTGCAGGTCAGCAAGCTCAAGGCGTTCCTCAAGCTGGGCGTGCTCGCGCTTGGCGCGAACCGGCTGGATCCCGTCGGGACCATGGACAGGGCGTGCAAGATCTTGCTCGAAGGCGTTGCCGCCGGGCACAAGGCGGGCGGTAGCAAGTTCGACACGCTGCTCAAGGTCGCTCGCGTGCAGCAGGACAAGGAGCATCATCAGTCGGATATGGACGATGACGATCTGCGGGGCGTGTTGTTCCCCGACAAGGACGAAGCGACCGAGGAGAAGCTGGTCAAGGCCGCGTTGAAGGCGATCGAGCGCGTGGGCAAGGCGTTCCCCTCGGACTACACGAAGATCGCCGCGGAGCCGCTGGAGCAGCGCCTCGCTGATCTCATCCAGTTCCGCGAAGAAGCTGAAATGGCGGCCAAGGGGTTCGTGCGCTCCGGGGCGATGAAGGACATTACCCCGAAGGGTAACGACGGCGCCTCCCCCATCGTCTGGCGCGACCTGCCCGTCGACGCGAACGTGGGCGGACAGCAGTTGCTCGCCTGAACGCCTTACCCGGCGCGGTAACAAGGAGAACGCCACATGATCGGGACAACAACGGAGCGCCCGTCGGGCGCTCTCCGCTGGGTGCGGCAGGAAGGTCTGCGCAACTACATGTTGCAGCAGCAGGTCGTCGTCGAGACCGAGGTCGCGGGGATCATAGCCGCCACGACCGAGTGGCGCGCGGTGCCCGTCGTTCTGCTCGATACGATGCCCCCCGCGCCGAAGCCAACGCGGGAGTAGCGCTATCACGCGCGCCATCACCACCACCACCACGGAGAACCAACATGCGACTGCCACCATTTACCCACGACGG